CCCACCATCAAGCGCCTGCAAAACATTGTCAACACTGTATTTGTTGATGGTATGCCTGCAACCAGTGTGGTTGCCTGAAATATGAAGAAACTGTGAGGATACGTTGATATCCTCACAAAACAATCTAAAATAGTACTACTACGCCAGACTACCATGGATTACCAAAAGCACGAAAAGAGACGCGATGCTCTGGGTTTGTTCTACGAAAGCGTATTGAAACCTGACTCACAACTGCGTCAGTGTGCTCACAACCAACAATGTTTCCATGAGTTGATGGAATGGCGCTCAGAAGTGCTAGAATACCTTGACCGTCGCCGTAATGAGGAGTTTAACTGATGACTACTGAAGGAAAACCAAAAATTGTAACTGATGGATGGGATGGATATTACAATACCAGACGCGATCGTCTTGCTGATGTTATTGGAGATTATCTATCCTGCGAATCCACTGATGCTCGTCAGTGCTATGAAGAGATTCTAGCAGAGGTTGAAGGGTGGATCAGTTATCACCAAAAGTTTTTAACTAAATCTATTGCTCTAAAAGCATTGATTCAAGGTGAGCGCACCCCTTCTCAGTTTTTGACTGAATAGATCTTCAAATAAAGAATTATTTAAAAACAAAACTTATTCTGAAATACAATGTGGACACCAGCGAAAGAAATTAAAATGCTAAAAATGGCATTGAAAAAAGAGCATCTATATGATGGTGATGAATTGCGTCGCATGAAACGTCGCCTGCGTGATCTGTATCAATTCAAGCGTGATCTCACTAGAGGTCCTGGTTTCGGTCATGGAGGTCTTCCTGTCATCGATTACACACAATCAAGCATGGAGGCACAAGTCGAAGAGATTCAAGAAACTTACGAGAATATAGATAAAGTAGTCCTTTAAGTTTACTATGGCAGTTAATCAAGAGGCAGCAGACGCCCTCAACCAAGAGGTTAAAGATCTTGTAAAAGAACTTCAACAAAAGAATGCAGATCTAGAAAAACAGGTAGAGACTCTTTCAGATTACAACGAAGAGTTACTTCAAGAAATTTCAGATATGCACGATCGTGAGTATGACATTTGAACTACTGCAACCAGTCCAGTATCATCAAACCACTGGATACATTAATTTCATCGATGAACGTTATTTAACTATTTGCTTCATCGATATACCAGATCCAACGACACTTTGGGGTCGTTACCGTTCATCTATTGTTGTTTACCGTGAATATTGGCATGAAATACGCAGTTGTGTGGATGAAGAACAAAAAGAACAAACAATCTCGCCAAGAAGCAGTATTTTACAAGTTAGAAGACGCGATCTTGTGGGAGCAGCATGTTAACATGACAGAACATGCTAAAACAGAACTCCACCCCATCTTTGGGGACAGTTGAAAAACTGGCACATAATCGGAAATTTTCCGACTTTCTGACCTATACTAATCAAGTACACATGAATGAGACCATGATTGATCCCGCTGAGATGACTGAAGACGAGCGTATGCGTCTTATCTACGAAGCAGATTACTACATGCCCAGCAACGAAATTTACGAAGTTCTTCCAGAAGATTTGTTTGATGAATTCTGATCAATGTGTTATTACTGAGGTTACTCTTTCCACAAATCAAATTAAATACTTAATTGATGTAATGTGGTCCTGTGAACCAAAACTATCCCAACAAATTTCTATTCGTCATCAAGTTAGTGATGTAGAATTAGAAAGACATCTTCAAATTTGTTTGGGTTCTGCCCTATCCGAACTAATCTAAAATGAAAAAACTACTACCATCAATTTTTGCAGCATTGTCTATTGGAATGTCATCCGTTGCTCTAGCAGCAGACAATAAACTTACCGATGGAAACTATTATACTCTAGAAGCAACAGGATGCATGATCCTACAAGAATGCACTGATGGTGTAGTTGAAATCAATTCTATGCTTGATGTTGCTGTAGAGTATAAAGACTATGTTAAGTTTGTTCCTGTTACAGCAGAGTTCAACAACATGCTCTCATCTCTTGGTGATGTGGGTGTGAAAGTATTCCTTGCTGATGAGAAGTATTTTCCACCAGGACATCGTGGAGTCTATCATACTGTCAGTAATAACTTCTACCTCAACAAGACATTCATGCGCCGTCCTAGTGTATTGATGAGTGTAATGAGGCATGAAGGATGGCACGCTGCTCAGGATTGTATGGCTGGCACTATCGAAAACTCTTTGATTGCCATTATCTACCCTGAGGATGCTGTACCCCGTATCTGGCGTGAGATTGCAGAAAAATCCTACAAAGAAACTCCAAGTGCAATTCCTTGGGAGGCAGAAGCAACATGGGCTGGTAAAACTGAAGGGATGACTATGAAAGCACTACAAGCATGTGCTAATGGTAATATGTGGGAAGTTTATGAACCCACACCTCTCACACGCAAATGGTTGGAGGAAGAAGGTTACATCAAATGACCTATACTAATCAAGAATTGATTGATGCTCTGGTCAAAGAGTATGAATGGTTATGCCATGATGACTTTGACCCAGACAATGACCCCACATTAGAAGAATATCTTGACAGCATCAAGGATCTGTCCTATGATGAACTGGTAGAAGAGACCCAGACCGACGAACTCTTCACTCTTGATGATTTTATTCGAGCATACTCATGACTTACAACGCTGAAGTTCAATTCAAGTTTGACGCTACTTATACTCACGATTATAGTCGTGGGTTTGGTTCTACTATTGGTGTTGATGACTTTATCCCCGAAGAGCATTACCTGATCACTGCACCTGCTGCTGATCTGAATGCCAAACAGTATTTCAAACTGTTTGAGAAGTTCATGCTCTGTGTGGGTATGTGCCCTCAATCTATCAGATCAGGTGCTATGTCGTTGGTCTTCAACGATTATGTGAATGAAGAAGAGCAGCGTAAAGTATGTAATGAGTATGAACTGACCATGGATGAAGACCTCGACAAGAAGTTTGAGGAATGGAAGAAGCGTGATGAAGAATGGGCACGATTAAAGAAAGGTCCTATGGGCACAGTGCTTGAAGATCAAGATGACTGTATGCCACCGTGGGGTCATTCTGACATGGAGGCAATGAAAAAGTATCAACAACAGGAAGATCTTATTGGGTTAGAATAATGGGAATGTTCGATTACTTCAGATCATCATTTGATCTAGGACCTGAGTTCACCAATGTGACATGTCAAACTAAAGATATTGAAGATGGTATTGGTGGCACCATGTCACAATACTGGTTAGATCCTGCTGGTTATTTGTATCTGATTGATTATGCTCACACTGCTGATCTAAAGATCTATGAACCAGGAGATCCTGAGTATGTTGAGGATAGAGCATGGATGAACTTTCAATGGGTGCCAAATGGCAAACGTGGTAGTGTAAAACTACATCCTATTACTAAATATGTTGAAGTACATCCTGAAGGATGGGAAGGACCATGGGAAGATTGGCCTAGATGTAGAATTCATTTTAAATATGGGAGACTAGTGGACTATGAAACTTACCCTTGCGACATTCAAGCATAGATACGATTACGGGCACGATTGGTACATTCAACTGTTGCATACTGAGCGTTGGGCGTTGTTTCAAGGTTCTGTGAGTTGGAATGATTATGCTGCATGGCCTTACATTCAGATCAAATCAGGTAATGGTAGTACATTGAGTATCATGCTCTGGGCATATAAGTTTGGTCTTGATGTTGGTATCATAGAACGTACATGGAACTGGGGTGCAATCGATGAAGCAATTGAAAACGAAACTGAACTGGTTTGAATACTGGTTCGGACACTGCTGGATGACAGGATGGCAGAGTATTCGACATAACTTTCGTATTTGGTGTGATCTCATGTCATCACGGTACGATGGGTATGCGCTGATGCGCGAGGACGACCCAGAGGAAGAGTGTAGAGATTGGTTCTGGACTTCGCTGAATGAAGATGATGTGTACCCACAAGAATTCCTAGAGTATCTGATGCAAATGTGTGAGGACATTGAACTAGGCAAGGTGGAGACATATTCTATGGATGAAGTAATGGATCGACTCAAAGATAGGTGGAGTGATGAACAAGATACTGAACTGGATTGAAGACTCATTGTGGACGTGGAGTAATGGATTCACGTTTAGATTTGTCAATTACAATGACAATATAGATCGTTGTGCATTCTTTGAAGAGATCAACCATGGTTGGTATCACATGTATATCTACCCATATGATGACATGTATATTCCTGTCATTAGTCAAGAGCGTAGAACACGATTAGATCAACAACCAATCACATTCTATGTGAGTGAGGAAGACTATGATGCTATGTTCAATGCTATTAATGATCCTCCAGAACCATCTGAAGCACTATTAAAACTATGGCAGCGCCGTTTGCCATGGGATGAGGACAGTTCAACAAGTGGCACAGAGGGCACAGACACGCCCACCTAATGCCCTATAATAACTTCATAAGCAACCCACCCGATGAAAAACTTCCGAGTTCGTGTTGAGACCTATGATGGTTGTGTTACCATCTGGTATGAGAAGTCCAAGGCAAAAACTGCTGACAAACTGATTCTCAATCGTGTCTACAATCAACTGTGTGGTCTTAACATCAAAGAGATTGAGGTGACGCCTTCTGTATGAAAAAAGTAACTGTTGTTCCTAAATCTAAAAAAGCAAAGAATCGTCTTGCTAACATGATGGAAGGCAATCCCATCTGTAATGTAGAGCAAGACAAGGGTGATGGCATGTTATTTCTTGCATCACAGAATGGCAAATACTTCTTCTGGGTGAATACTGAAGACTTTTGGGAATGTGACTGGGAGGTTATCTAATGACTTACGATGAACTCTACGAGCACATTCTTAGTTATGTTGCTCAACCATTGGATGACAAACGTAAAGCATGTTTAATTCTTGGTGCATTCATGGAGTTTAA